TCGGGGTGGAATCGTAGCCCGATGATGGGCGGTTTGATGGCAGGGGCGACCAATCCGGTGGGACCGGGCTTTTCCTGGGTGAAAGCGCTGTGGCTGGACAAGGAGCCGGCACCGGGGATGGATGAGAACCAGGCCAGTAAATACAATCCCGACGACTATCACTTCATCCCGGCCTTGCTCTCAGACAACCCGGTTTACGCCGAGGACGCCGACTACAGGGCGAAGCTCGATGCCTTGCCCTACCACTTGCGCGCAGCTCTTTTGGAGGGAAGGTGGGACGTTCTGGCGGGGGTGTACTTCGACATTTTTGACCGGGCGACCATGACCTGTCGAGTCGAGGACATGAAGATTCAGCCCTGGTGGCCCAGGTGGGTCAGCGTGGATTGGGGCTACATTCACCCTTCGGCGGTGTACTGGCATACTCAGAGCGATGCCGGGACCACGTTCACCTATCGGGAGTTTGTTTCCGACAGGATGACGCCGGAGGATCTGGCTTTTAAGATCGTGAAATTGAGCAACATGAAGGATGAGAAGATTCAGACCATCTACCTGGCTCCTGACGCCTTCGCTCACCGGCAGGGGCCGGACACGATCGCGGATCAGATGAACGCGATCTTCCGGGAAGCGAAATTCACCATGGCCAGGCCCGCCAACAATGACCGGGTAGGCGGGGCCATGCTGATGTACCAGATGTTGCGCGGTGGGCGGTGGGTGATCGCGGATCACTGTACTGGGATCATCGAGTGTATCCCCATGATGATCCGGGACGACAAGAACGTGGAAGATGTGATGAAAATTGACGGCGATGACCCTTACGATTCGTGCCGCTACGGGCTCAAGAGCCGTTATCAGGCGAAAGCGGAGCCTTTCGAGTCGCGGCTGCGGAAACTCATCAAACCCATCGAGGATCCCAATGAGGCCATGATGAAGGTGATGACGGAAACGGCAAAGCACAAGAAGCACAGCCAGCCCCGGCGGCGATTGCCGAGGCGCTTTCTGCGACCACAGCCCAGGAACCGCCGATTTTGATTTTGTCGGACTTGCTGTGCTACCCTCAAGTTCGTTTTCCATTCGCGCCCTCCGGTTTATACTGATTCGGCTGGGGGGCGCACCTGTTCAAAACGATTACGATTAGCGACGGCCTTATCCATTGGAGGAAACGCCATGGAAGTCGGCCAAGCTGCTACCTACGTTACCCTCTCCGGTGAAACCCGCGATTGTCTCGTTGCCAAGATCGAAAATGGCAAAGCCAGCATCGTCGTCATAGACGGCGATGGCCCATCGGATCATTTGGGGAGGCTGCGAAGGGAGCTGTACGGGGTTAAAATCGGGGAGAGATTGGGCTGTGTGTGCGACCTGGACGCCTACACGCCAGGAATCTCGCCAGATAAAAAGAAGGCAGCCAAGAAGAAAAACAGCAAGAAAAAAGCCACCAAGAAGAAGGCCGGTTAGGCCATGAGGCTATTGGAATTATTCAACGGCTTCATCGAAATGTTCCGCTCCCGATACGTCCGTTATTTGGAGAAAGAAGTGGTCCGGCTGCGCCAGGAAAACGCCGGGCTCAATTCCACCCTTCTCGCTCAGAAGGGCATCCAGCAAATAGCCACACCGGATATGCAGGATCTTAGCGCCAGGGGGCAAAAGCTGCGTAATGATGTGATGAGCGAAAGGGCAGGACCGCGGGATGTGGTCAAGCGAGGCAACCACGCCACGCTACGAAGGGATCTTGAGCGGCAGAGCGCCGTGAAAGCTGCCGAGATCGAGCAAGAAATCGCAAGTCGCAAAGAAGAAAAGGAGAAAGTCAATGCCGCACAATAAAAACGGGGATCACTACGCAAATCCGGCCTACGGGCGAATGATGGAGGGCGGGAAGCCCAAAGCCAAAATGTCGATGGAGGCCTATGGTGAGAAGGCCGAGCAGTACATGAAAATGGGCTACATGATTAACAAGCTCGAAATCGAATATGCCGAAAACGGTTTCGTGGTGAAGTGCTTTTGGGAGTACCCCAAGGGCATGAAGAAGGGCAGTTCCCACATGGAGCCGATGAGCTACATGGAGCCCACCGTCAAGGTGTTCACGAACCTCTCGGATCTGACCCATTTCGTTGACTACGCCTTCAACGATATGCGCCACGGCTACAGTGGGGCCTACCCCCACGCCGGACCAAAGAGGGCGGTCACTTCGCGCTTAGGCGGCGGCAGGAAGCAGAGCAACTACCCGCCTTCAGCCAAGCCGAGCAATCCCCACGGCACTCACGACTTGAGCTATCCCGGCGAGAACGGCACCACCCCAAAGGGCGGGCTCCGTAATAGGGGCAAGGGCGTCAACAAGGGCAGTTCGCACAATCCCGGAAGTCACCGCTACTAAGGGAGGGAACATGGGTAGAAAAGGCTTGGAGGCTTTGGCGGGTGGAGGGAAGTCGGGGCGCGATGTAGAGGCAGGGCGGCGGCGAAAAAAGATTGGAGCATCCGGGGTATTGGGCTTTGGTGGGGGCTCCCCCGGTGGCGACTTTTTGAGTCAATTCGCAGCTCGACAAGTGCAAGGCCGCGAAAGCCAACCGCGCCCAGGAGCGGAACTGAGACAGAGGTTTCAAGGCGCTGGCAGGGGTGCCAGGGGTGCCAGGGGTGCCAGTGGCGGTCTGTTTTCGAGACTCTATGGAGCGGATCTAGGGTAGACGATGCCGATGCCGCCGGCTTTACAGCGAGAGAAGGTGAGGCGGCGCGCTCCAATTCTTTTTGAAAGAGAGGAAACCAAAATGCCTACAGCGATTGAAACTTGGCGAGCGCGAGCAAAGCGGGAGCGCGATGAGAAACGAAGGGCTCGATTGAGGCGAGATTTGCCTATGGGCAATTTTATGACTACTTCGGGGGTCATAGAGCAGGAATACATTATGGTTCCCGATGGCGAAGGTGGCTATAACCGGGTGAAGAAACGCAAGCGGAAAAACCCCCTCAAGAAGCTGTTTGGGGTCGAAGAATAAATGGGACTCACAACAGCAACCCACCCTTTAGGCCTCGAAGATGGACCTCCTGACGCCCCCACGGGACCGGGCGACACCGGCTATGGCCGGTTCATGGAGCATATCCCCGACGGTGTAAAGCAAACCCTGCGCTCCCTTATCGCGGAAATGAAGGATGAAACGCTCTCAGCCCGCCGCGAGGAAGTGAAGAAAGCGAAGCAAGCCAGGGAGTATTGGAAGGGCGTTCAAAACATTTGGTGGGCCGAGTCGGATCAGGAGTGGAGATTCCCTTTTGAGACTCTTTTCAACCGTGATTTTATCTCGGATCAGATGCCCAGATATTCATTCGTAACTAATATTTATCAGGCCTTCGGCCTCTCCATAATCGCTGTGTTATCACAGAGTAACCCTCACACTCGCCTTTTCCCGCAATCAACGTCAACACCGGAAGATGTGACCACCGCCAAGGTGGGATCCGAAGTCATCAAACTGATCCAGCGGAACAATGAGGCCAGCTCCCTTTTGGAGAGGATCGCTTACTTTGCCTGGACCGATGGAAAAGTGGCCGGCTATATGCGCTACGTCCAGGACGGCCTCAGATTTGGGTTTGAAGATCAGCCGGAAATCGAAGAAAGCCAGATGCAGCTCGAAGGTGAGGAAGCGAATTACTCCTGCCCCGAGTGTGGCGGGCAAACGCCGTACCCGGAAATGACCACGGATCTGCTATGCCCAGGCTGCGGATCCCCCTTGGATGAAGGCGATATTATGTCGCCGGAGCCCTACACGGTGCCGCAGGAGATCGGAAGCAATCGGATCGCCAAAGGGCAGGAAGTCCTGGACATTTTCGGAGCCCTGGAAGTACGCACCCCCATGTGGTGCAACAAGCAACATGAATTCCCCTACCTGATTTGGTCAACAGAAATTCACAGGTCAAAACTGCAAGCCACTTACCCCCATATCAGGGAGAAAATTTCCCAGGAAACCCCTTCAGGGGGAGAGGACACTTACGAGCGCCAGGTACGGCTGCGGCTTCACTACAGCGGCATCTACGACGAGGCCGGCACCCCCTCGGCCAACCTGATTACCTTTGATCGAGTGTGGCTGCGCCCCTTTGTTTTCGAGGGCATAGCCGACGACACGATCCGGCAACAGTGTTACGACCTTTTCCCCGATGGCGTCTACAGCGCTTGGGCTGCCGATCAGTTTGCTGAAGCGCGAAGTGAGAACATGGATGACTACTGGACGGTGATGAACGTCATGCCCGGTGACGGCCAGAATCGCCCGGCCATCGGGACCGCCCTGGTGTCCATCCAAGAGCGCTACAACACCCTGAATAATCTCGTTGTCGAGAACATTGAATTCGGAATTCCCCCGATATACGTCGATGATAGCGTCCTGGACTTTGATGCCATTGAGGACACTACTGCCGAACCTGGGAGTCACTATCCGGTGACTCCACCGCCCACTGGCCGGGTCCGGGACGCTTTTTTCCAGCCACAACCGACGCCTTTAGCGTCTGAAACGTACCGATATATCCAGGATCTTGCCGGGCCGATGGGCCAGTTCCAAGTTGGTGCATTTCCATCACTTATGGGCGCTTCAGCCTCCAATATTGATACAGCATCAGGATATGCCATGAGCCGGGACCAGGCCCTTGGCCGGCAAGGCATCTTCTGGCGCGCTATGAAGATGTTTTGGGACAACTGCATGGTGAAGGGGGTCAAGGTCTACCGGGATAACCGGAACGCCGATGTTGAGATCCCGCTGCAGGGGCTCGGCCAGGAATTCGAGTCACGCTTGATTCGCCTGGACGACCTTCAGGGAGCCGTGGTGGTCTACTCGGAAACGGAAGAACAGTTCCCCGAAACTTGGGTGCAAAAGCGCCGAACCCTCATGGAGCTGCTGCAGTCGGGCAGCCAGGAAATTGCGGCTGTTTTACAGCATCCCGAGAACATGAAACTGATGAAGGATATGCTCGGTCTGGACGACTTGGAGATACCCGGTGACACCAGCCGGGATAAACAGTGGCGCGAGATCGTCCAACTGCTCGAGGAATTCCCGATGCAGACAGAGGAAGGTTTCGAGTCCTCAGTGGACATTGGCCCCTTCGACGCTCACGAAATTGAGCTGGCAATCGTGGCAACCTGGATCAATTCGGCTGAAGGTCAAAAGGCGAAAGAACAGAACCCAATGGGCTTTATGAACGTCAGCGCTCACGCCATGCAGCACCAGGAAGCCATCCAACAGGCGCAGCAACAGGCCGAGCGGAAACAGCTGATAATGACGGCGGCGATGGCCCAGGCCGAGGAGTCTGGAAAGCTCCTGACAGCCGAGAAAACGGCAGAAATCAGGGCTAAACAGCCGGCGAAAGAACCAGCAAAGGGGAAGAAATGAGTCGAGGAACCCTGGCCACCATCATCATCGTCCTTCTGCTTCTGATTTTCGTGCAGGTGTCCGGGCAGACCGTCGATCACGAATTGGGGCTCCCCCTCTTTTGGGATGCCAACCCCGAAGTCGATGTGGCTGAATACGGCGTTTTCCGCGCTCTTGCCGATTGCACCGATCCGCTGCCAGCTCCCCCCAACTGCCCTGGCTTTGTGGAAATGGCGACGGTGCCGCAGGGACCGGATCCGATCCAGTGGACCGAGCCCGGCCCCGTGGTGTTCGTCACCCAGGATTACGTCTATCGCGTGACAGCGCGCAATACGAGCGGCCTTGAGAGTGTCTTTTCCGACTCCCTCACGATCCGCTGGCTCAATCCCGTTGCCCCCGGCAAGCCCGGAGCGCCCAGGACGACGACAATGGTGGTTTTCATCATAAACGGGAATGATAACGTGGTGACTGCCAACTTTTTCACGGGACCGAGAATCGGCCCGAACCCCCCTGGCGGTATGGAGGAATAATGCCCATTTTCACCACCAACAAAATCAGGGACTTTAACCCCGCTACAATGGAGACTGAGCTGCTTGCCCTTACGCCAGCTCTCCCCGCGTTCAGTCTCTTGTTTTCTGGCTTTGAGCGCGCACCGGAAAGCCGAGTGACACCCTTTGCCGAGGCCACCCGAGTAATCGGCAGAAGCATCATTGAAGGCGTCACCACTATTGACACGGCAGCTCGCGGGGATGTGCGGGTCGATACCCGAAATGCCCTAACGGCTTCTCAACAGACCCGGATCAACACGGCCCTCGATGCGCACGACGAAACCGTTGATAACACGGACCAAGCGGCTGCCCGCCAGGCCGCTGCCGACATAGCTTCTCTCAGAACGTCGGTTGATGCCGGGATCGCGGATCCTGACACCGCCCTGACAGCCAAGGTACTCTTGGACGAAGTAGAGTGAAATGGCCACGATCCTAGCCAATGTCGAAGCTACAAGCTCACAGGTCGCGCCAGCCACTTTTGCTGATGTTCTTGCCCTAACCTCTGGCCCCGTCACCGTTGCCAGCACCTCAAGCATCATCATCTTACTCGCCACCGTCCCACTCCTTTCGACTCCCGGATCCGGTATTTTTGATGCAACCGCCGAATTTCGATTTGCCGTGGATGGGGTCAGGGAAGGACCGCAGATAACGGCTTTTAGGGACCAAGTGGATGAAGTCACCAGCCTAGCATCCCTGATGCACATTTTGACTGGAATTTCCGGGAGCCACACATTTTCGCTTCAGTGGCAAATTGTCGAACTGGACCCTGAAACCAGCATAACGCGAACCAGGAATCTTCAGGTCATAGAGATCCCGTAATGCCCAACCTGCTCGCTGATATAGAACTGACCACCGGACAGAGCGCGCCAGCCTCTTTTGCCGATGTTCTGGGCATGAGCGCAGTCGTGACTGTTGACAGCGTTGACTCGATCATTCTGCTCATCGCCAGCGTTCCAATCGACACAGGCCCAGATGCAACCGCAGAATTTCGATTCGCCGTAGGTGGAGTGCGTGAAGGACCGCACACCAACGCTAACGTCGATTTATCTGACGAAGGCAACGGACTGTCAGGCTTTACCTACGCCATCACTGGCCTATCGGGTTCCCAAACCTTCTCATTACAATGGCAGATTCAGTTCGGCACTCCGAGTCTGGACACAGCCAAGATCAGGTCTTTTCAGGTCATCGAGATCCTTCCTGGGGATACCGCCGCACTTCTAGCCGACATAGCGAGCGTTGCTGCCGGGGCAGACTCGACAGGAAGTTTTGTCAACGTGGGT